ATGTTGCATACAAAATTGGTGAACTCGGACCAGAAACGTTTGTGCCTAATATGGACGGATCAATTATACCAAATATGAAGTCAATGCTGAATAGAATGCCAGATATGGCACAACAATTACAAGATCAGATGGCAACTATGGGTGCTCCTATGACAGAAGCGGCTAAAACAGCTATGGCTACAATGCCGCAGGGCGGATCTGTAGAAGAAAAACTTGACATTCTGAACCAAACCATGTTACAATTAGTTAATATAAATAACATGCAGAAAGATATTGGAAATAAACAGATTAGAACAATGCGCAGTGCGGGCAATTTAATGAGCGGATTAGGAAGAGCATAATATGAGTTGGAAAAAATATTTTACCCCAGTGCCCACAGGCGACAATCTAAGCGGTAGCTACGGACCAATAAGCGGAGGCGGTGCAAACGGTCGACCAGGTCCTGCAAGATCAAACTATTCAAGTTACTTACCAGATGTATACGTAGGTAGCCCAAATAGAGTTGAACGCTACGGACAATATAACACAATGGACAACGACAGTGAAGTGAATGCTGCACTTGATATCCTTGCTGAGTTTTGTACACAAAAAAATGATGAAAACGGAACTAACTTTAATTTTCATTATAACAAAGCAGCAACTAATAACGAAATTAATATTTTAGGTCAGTACCTAAAACAATGGTGCAAAATTAATAATTTTGAAACACGTATGTTTAGAACATTCCGTAATGTATTCAAATACGGAGATGCAATATTTCTAAGAGATCCAGAAACAAAAAAATTATTTCATGTTGATCCTGCAAAACTTACACGTATTATTGTAAATGAATCAGACGGCAAAAAGCCTGAACAGTACATTATCAAAGATGTAAACTTAAATTTCAAAGAAATGGTTGCAACATCACCGCATATTACAAACGGTAACATAAGTAGTCCTGGCGCAAGTTATCAAACTGGCGGAGCAAGAGGAATGACTGGCGGTGTTAATGTACCACCAGGTTCACGTTTTGCTATTGAAGAAGGCGAAGTTGCTGTCGACGCACAGCATGTGTTACACCTAAGCCTGTCAGAAGGATTAGACAATAACTTTCCTTTTGGTAACTCATTATTAGAAACAATATTTAAAGTATTCAAACAAAAAGAATTACTCGAAGATGCTATTATTATCTATCGTGTACAACGTGCGCCTGAGCGCAGAGTATTCTACGTTGATGTGGGTAACATGCCATCACACCTTGCTATGCAATTTGTTGAACGTGTTAAAACGGAAATCCATCAAAGAAGGATCCCATCAGCGACAGGTGGAGGCACAAATGTCATAGACAGTTCTTACAATCCTCTGTCAATTAACGAAGATTACTTTTTCCCACAAACAGCAGAAGGTAGAGGATCTAAAGTTGAAACACTACCAGGCGGAACTAACTTAGGAGAGATTGATGACTTACGATATTTTACTAATAAGCTCGTACGCGGTTTACGAATCCCTAGCAGCTACTTGCCTACCGGCGGTGATGACGCAACTTCATCATATAATGATGGTAGAGTAGGTACAGCATTTATTCAAGAATTGCGTTTCAACACATACTGTGAACGTTTACAAGGTCTTATTATAGAAGACTTTAATCAAGAATTTAAAAGATATCTATTAGAAAAAGGTGTAAACATTGACACAGCAATGTTTGACTTAGAATTTGAACCACCGCAAAACTTTGCAGCATATAGACAATCAGAACTTGATAATGCTCGTGTTCCAACATATACACAAATGAGTGCTATACCTTATATTTCAAATCGTTTTGCAATGAAACGATTCTTGGGCATGAGTGCTGAAGAGATTGCAGAGAATGAACGTATGTGGCGTGAAGAAAATGACGAAACATTAAATCAACCAGCAGCAGATGCAAGTGCAGAAATGCGTGGAGCAGGAATTAGTTCAGCAGGCATTAGTGCTGACATTAGTGGAGCAGAGGATATTGCACCAGATGACGAAACAGCAGAAATTGGCGCAGAAGCAACTCCACCTGAAACAGCAACAGGCGGCGACACAGCAGCACCGGGTGCACCGGCAACTGACCAAACGATATAAATAGTATTATGATATTAAGAGAATTATTTTATTTTGATAAAGAAACAATTGAGCCTGTAGACGACAATCGCTATGAGCCCGAATATGATGATTCAATTGTCAATTTTGACGATACAAGAAAGACAAGACTCACCCTACGCCAAATTAACCGTGCAAGGAAAGCAAGCGAGCTACATACAAATGAGAAAGCTGACGAATTAGATTTTGTTAGACAGATGTATGGGATAGCAGCGCAAGCAGCCGCTGCCGGTGTTTAATGGCAAAATTAGATAAGACCAAATATTCAAAAGAAGAAGCAACACGTTTAATGGAGATTAGACGTTTAGAAAAAATGTCTGACGACAAAAAAGAACAGTTTGCTAAACGTGCTAAACCAATAAACTTTGCACATCAAGAAATAGTAGACGAAAGTAGATTTGCTCACAATCAAAATACAGCATTTGTTTTAGGTAACGGTTTAAGTAGAAAAAGCATAGAGCCCGAAGAGCTAAAAAAGTACGGTCCGGTATATGGATGTAATGCTTTGTATCGAACATTTAGACCAGATTACTTAGTTGCGGTTGATGTTAAAATGATTTTAGAAATTAATAAATCAATGTATCAACATAAAAATCAAGTATGGACAAATTATAATAAGTCCTACGAAGGTCTTCAACATTTTAATTATTTTCAACCAGGAAAAGGTTGGTCAAGTGGACCAACAGCATTATGGTTATCAGCACAACATCGACATAAAACAATTTATATACTAGGCTTTGACTACAAAGGATTAAAAGACGGTATGAAGTTTAATAACTTATATGCTGATACTCCTAACTACAAAAAGTCACAAGATAGTGCTACATTCTTTGGAAATTGGTTACGACAAACAACTAGTGTAGTAAAAGAACATGAAAAAACTGAGTTTGTAAGGGTAATAGCACCAGATAATTATTGTCCAGAGGAACTAAATAAACTTGAAAACTACAACACAATTACTGTTCAAGAGTTCAAAAATCGGTTTGTTTTAGCCTGATTTTTTAAAAACGGCTCGTTTTGAGCCTATTTCTACACACTTTTCTCTATATACGTTAAATACAAAGGACAGCCTTACCATAGGTACAACAATTTATAGGAGAAAATAATGGCGAGTAATAAATTTGAAGAAATGCTCGAAAAGCTAGTCAACGAAGACAAAGCTGGAGCAGAAGAATTATTCCACGAGATTGTGGTTGAAAAATCAAGAGATATCTACGAAGGACTATTAGAGTCAGATCTAGAAGTTGATGAAACTACAGATGAAGAAGTAGATGAAGCATCAGACGAAGAAGTAGATGAAGCATCAGACGAAGAAGTAGATGAAGCATCAGATGATGACAAAGAAGAAGCTACTAACGAAGACTTTAACTTAGATGAGTTTGAAGTTGAAGGTGGCGATCCAGCTGATGACATGATGGACAAAATGGGCATGGACATGGACGGTGACGCAGAAGGCGGCGACATGGATATGGATATGGATGCTGAAGGTGGCGAAGGTGACGTAGAAGATCGTGTTGACGATCTAGAAGTTGCTTTAGATGATCTTAAAGCAGAATTTGAAAAAATGATGGGTGACGAAGACGAAGATGCTGGTGACGAAGGCGACATGGATATGGACGCTGACGGTGACGACGAAGCTGAAGAAGAATCAGTAGCGTTTGAAGCAACTGACGAAGAAGTCGACGAAGCATCAGATGAAGAAGTAGATGAAGCAGCAGACGAAGAAACTGATGAATCATCTAAATCAGAAGCAGAAACAATGCGTGAATATGTTGAAAAAGTAACAGCTAAAATGGGCGACAACGGTGCAAACACTAAGTCAACTGTAGCTAGTGCAAATGACATGGGCGGAACTGCTTCAAACTTGGCGCAGAATGCAGACGGCGGAAACGGCGGAACAGAAGGCGGACTAGCAGGAACATCTCCAAAAGATGAAACAGCTGGTAATGTTAACGTTCCAGGCGGCAAAGCATCAAAAAGCATGAAAGCACAGCCAAAAGGCCACGGCGCAGAGAAAAAAGGCGCAGGCGAAAGCGGAGCAGATAGTAAATCAACTATCGGTTCTTAAGGTTAAGGAACTTTAAATGATAAACTTACGAGAGCATCTGACATTCGACCAGGCTAATATAGTCGTTGAGTCTACCGATAACGCCAATGGGGGCAAAGATCTTTATATGAAAGGTATTTGTATACAAGGTGGAGTGCGTAATGCAAACCAACGTGTATATCCTGTAAACGAAATTGGTAGGGCTGTCAAAACTCTCAATGATCAAATCCAGGGAGGATATTCAGTTCTCGGAGAAGTTGATCATCCAGAAGGACTTAACATTAACTTAGACCGCGTGAGTCATATGATCCAAGAATGTTGGATGGATGGCGCAAACGGTTATGGTAAATTAAAAATTCTACCAACTCCGATGGGGCAGTTAGTTAGCACTATGATACAAAATGGTGTTAAACTAGGTGTTTCATCGCGTGGTAGCGGCAATGTATCAGAAGACGGCGGCAACGAAGTTTCTGATTTCGAAATAATCACTGTGGACGTTGTGGCTCAGCCTAGCGCCCCTGGTGCGTATCCGACACCAATTTACGAACATTTAATGAATGCACGTGGAGGAATGAAGGCATACGAACTTGCACAGGCAACTAAACACGACACAAAGGCACAAAAATACTTAAAAGAATCTCTGATTAATATAATCAGTAGACTCCAATAAAAGGAGAACATAATATGTTGGACGCACTTAAAACACTTTTTGAAAACGATGTAGTTTCCGAAGAAGTACGTGCTGAAATCGAAGGCGCTTGGGAAAGCAAAATCAAAGAGAATCGTCAGCAAGCAACTGCTGAACTTCGCGAAGAATTTGCTAAGAAATATGAGCATGATAAATCAACTATGGTTGAGGCTATCGATGCTATGATCTCAGAGCGTTTAGCTGAAGAAATTGCTGAGTTTGCAGAAGACCGCAAACAACTAGCTGAAGCTAAAGCAAAATATGCTGTTAAAATGCGTGAAGACGCAAAATTAATGCAAAAATTTGTTTTAGAATCACTAAAGACAGAAGTTTCTGAGTTACATGAAGATCAAAAAGCAATGTCTGATAAGTTCAGCATGCTTGAGAACTTTATTGTCGATGCACTTGCTAAAGAAATTGCAGAGTTCCACGAAGACAAAAAAGATTTAGCTGAAACTAAGGTCAAACTTATAAAAGAAGCTAAAAATAAATTTGCTGAAGTTAAGACTAACTTCATTGCGAAAAGTGCCGATAAAGTATCTACAATCGTTGAAAACACTCTTAAGGGTGAGATTAGCGCATTAAAAGAAGATATTGAAGAAGCACGTAAGAACGATTTCGGTCGCAAAATGTTTGAAGCATTTGCATCTGAGTACGCAACAAGTCATCTGAATGAAAATTCAGAAGTTGCAAAACTTATGAATGTAGTTGCAGTTAAAGACAAACAACTAGCTGAAGCAAAAGCATTTGCAACAAAAGCAAAAGTTTTAGCTGAGTCTAAGGCGAACGAAGTTAAGCGTATGGCACAAATCGCTGAGCGCAAAGAAACTATTGATGGATTGTTAAGCCCACTAAACAGAGCAGAACAAGAAATCATGACAGATTTACTGGAATCAGTACAAACAAACAGACTACAATCTGCATTTGACAAGTACCTACCGTCAGTAATTGATGGTAAATCTCCAGCGAAGCAGAAGGCAGTAATTACAGAAGGCACAGAAATCACAGGCAATAGAAAACAAACTAACGTTAGTTCAAAGCAAGACGATAATGTCGTTGACATTAGACGTTTAGCTGGTTTAAATTAAGGAGAAAACTATGTCAGAACTATTAGAAAGTCGCTGGCTGGATACGAAGAGCGCACTTCTTGAAGGCCTAGCAGGCACAAAGAAATCTGTAATGTCAGCTACACTGGAAAATACACGCAAGTATTTGTCAGAAACTGCAGGCGCAGGTGCAACATCCGCCGGTAACGTCGCAACTCTTAACAGAGTTATTTTACCCGTCATCAGACGTGTAATGCCAACAGTCATTGCTAATGAAATCGTTGGTGTTCAGCCTATGACTGGCCCAGTAGGGCAAATTCACACACTACGTGTTCGTTATTCGGATACAGTTGGTACAGGCGCAAGCGGTACTGTAGCTGGTGAAGAAGCACTATCACCGTTCAAAATTGCTGAAGCGTACTCAGGTGCGACAGCAGGAACAGCGGCAAACACAGCAGCACTAGAAGGTGAAGCTGGTAACAAAATGTCTATTCAGATCTTAAAACAGACTGTTGAAGCTAAATCACGTAAGCTATCAGCACGTTGGACTTTTGAGTCTGCACAAGACGCACAATCACAGCATGGTATTGATGTTGAAGCAGAAATTATGGCTGCTTTAGCTCAAGAAATTACAGCTGAGATTGACCAAGAAGTACTTGGTTCACTATACACATTAGCAGGAACAGCTGAAGCAGATACTCAGTATGATCAAGCTGGTGTATCAGGAACAGCTACTTTCGTAGGTGACGAGCATGCAGCATTAGCTGTTATGATCAACCGCGCAAGTAACAAAATTGCACAACGTACACGTAGAGGCGCAGGTAACTGGGCAGTTGTAAGTCCGTATGCATTAACAGTACTTCAATCAGCAACAACTTCAGCGTTCGCAAGAACAACTGAAGGCACATTTGAAGCTCCAACTAATACTAAAATGGTTGGTACTTTAAACAATGCAATGAAAGTATATGTAAACACATATGCTGCTGATGCACAAGACGTACTTGTAGGTTACAAGGGATCAAGCGAATCAGACGCAGCAGCGTTCTATTGCCCATATATCCCACTAATGTCAAGTGGCGTTGTATTAGATCCAACATCATTCGAACCAGTTGTGTCATTCATGACTAGATACGGATATGTTGAGCTAAACAACACTGCAAGTTCATTAGGTAACGCAGCAGACTACCTAGCTCGTGTTAGCATTGCTAACGTTAGCTTTAGCTAAGTCTTAAGTTACAAAATACAAAATAGGCGCTACGGCGCCTATTTTTTTGACTAAATTTTCTGGTTGACATTTTGTTTCAAATAAGGTATAACTTAATATAAACTATAAGTTATGAAACATAAACATTTAATAGTACGAGCAGAAGTAAGTAATCCTCCAATATGCGAACAAACTATTACTGATTGGGCCTCTAATTTAATTAGAGACATTGGTATGAAGATTATGATGGGACCTTATGTTAAGTATTGTGATATGAAAGGTAACAAAGGATTTACTTGCGTTACCATCATTGAAACATCACATGTAGCAATACACATATGGGACGAACAATCTCCAAAACTAATACAATTAGACGTCTATACTTGTGGAGAGTTAGACACACGAATAGTATTTGATGCGTTAGATAAGTTTGATCCAGTAAAGATTGACTTTAAATATTTGGACAGAGAAAACGAATTTATTCAAGTACTAGATACTAAATAATAATACAACGTTCAGGCAATTAGCCCGGAAGTAGCATTAGCGAAGGAACGCACTTAACTTTAACGAGGAGAGTGTCATGAATCATAAAGACTTCGAAATAGCTCGCAAAAAGAGAAAAACGGAACTAGCACATAAAGCAATAGTACGCAAAATGGCTGAAAATCGTTTATCTAGACCAAGAGCTGAAAAGAACATACTTAGTACAGATCCTAGATTACAAAAAATTTAATATTTTGGTAAAAAAAAGGTTGACTTTATATATAAAGTCTGTTATATTAAGTACATAAGCAACAAAAAATTAATTACTTTTTGTTTATAGTGCAAGGAAGAGGCCTTTACCAGAAGGGTCTAACTTGACTGTCCAGGGGTGGTACCCAGGCTTGGTAGTAGAAATACGCTGAGTCACATCGCATTAACCCGCGGGGATAGGTTGTACGGTTTAGAAATGGTATTTCGGTCCGTACTTGTAGGTGTACCCAAGTCCTACCTATTTTGCTTATATTTTAAAAAGGCGCTACCCACTAATGCGGTAGGCCTTTTTTTTTGACTTAAAATCCTTTATACTGTATTGATGATAAATACTTGTGTCAGATAGTGTGCCGCAAGGCGGACTTATGCTGTACCCACAGCGTAGCTCATAGAACGGGCATAGGACTACTATAATAGGAGAAAAAAATGGGAAGACCACTTAATAAAAGATTATTCGGAACACCTACAGCAGGCGGCAACGAAATCAAAGTAAACTTTCATAACGGCACAGCAGTTAAAGAAGGTTATATCGTAAAACAAAAAGGTTCAAAGAAATTTGTTTGTGAAGAAATTGGCACAGCAGGCGAATTTACTTGTACGCTAACAACTGGTAAATTACCAGCGACATTAGCGGCAGGTGAAATGGCTATTTCATTCAAAATGGACGATGCAGAAACATACACAGTAAGTAAAATTGCTGGACGTAAAGTTACTTTGTCAGCACCGACTGCTACAGGTACAAACTTGTATGATGGCAAAAGTGTTCCATGGAACTTTACAGCATCTGTTGCAGATGGTGCAGCACAAGTTGAAGAAGCTGGTGACGACAACACATTAGTTGGAACTGATGACGACGACTTCACAGAAGACGCATAAGGAATAAAATAATGGAACGACCAGTAAATGTTTTTTGGAATTTTTATAATCTTCTAAAAGATTTGGTAGTTTCTGTAAAACTAGGAAGCTCTAAAGCAGTGCCGAATGGTAGTGTTTTAGAGCAACTTAGCAATACAACATTTAAAGTTACTGATAACGAGGGAAATGAAGGAGTGTGTGAATTAGTTAATAAAAATACAAACGAATTAGATGACAATGAAATGTCATTAATGGGTATTGTATTACATAGTTCAACATTTGTTTATATTGCTTCAATTATTAATAACTTGATGATAGATTTTAATAACAGTCAATACAGTTGGGATCTTGAACACGACTCAACAACAAATGTATTAATGTTAACAGGGAAATAACAAATGTCAAAGGTTTTAAGAATTACAGACGGTGACTATAGGGTTATAGTTGACAATGGTGTATCTGGAAAAATTATTTTAGATACAACTAGTGGATCAGCTACACCAAGAGGAACTGTAGTTGTAACTGGAGACTTAGAAGTTAAAGGCACTACTACAACAGTTGAATCAACTGTTACTACTATTGCTGACAATATTTTAACACTTAATGAAGGCGAAAGCGGAGCCGGCATTAGAGCAAGTTTTGATTACAAAGCAGGTATTGAAATTGATAGAGGTTCTTTACCTACAGCAAGAATTGTATTTGACGAACAAGTTCCGTTTGTAACAGGTGGTTCTAGTGGCACTGGTGCATTTATATTTGAAGATGTAAATGAAAATTTTGTTCCTATAAGTGTAAACAGTATATCGGCACAAGGTCAGTTATATATTACTACACCTGGCGCTGCAATTAACGTTGCAGGAACAGTTGATTACGAAGAAAATGTATTTAATTATTCAGGAGGGTTGATTACTGATCCAGGCGGCGGAATTGTAGTATTAAATAACGATTATATTCCAAATGCCAAAGGCGTAGTTGATTATGTAAGTTATGCATTAGCAACAAACTTTCAACCAGGAATATCACAAGATGATACAAGTGTTACAACTTCAGATTTTTCAGTATCAGGAAGCGAAAGCACAGTTGTAGTTACAGTAGACGGAGTTGTTACAAGTAACTTTTATAGTAATAGAGTTCATCTTGGTGATGTAAAAATACAAAATAATGAAATTAGTACCCTAAATTCAAATGAAGACTTATTATTATCAGCACCTGGAACAGGAGCAGTTACATCTAAAGATGCATTTGTTATTACGAGTTCGTTATATGACGATGACGCAGTTGACCCTGCTATTACTACTCCAAACAGTGGAATAAAATTATATTCATCAAACCAAGGATCAGGCGCAACTGGTTTATATTTTGTAAATAAAGATAGTACAAAAGGTGAAATAATAAGTAAAAATAGAGCATTGCTTTACAGCATGCTATTTTAAGGAAATAATATGGCTATAGTAAACGCACAATTAACAACAGCACAGCTAGACATAATTGACCAAGTTGGTGGATTAGGTGTACCTGCAGGAAAAAGTTATGCTATAACAAATGTTTTAGTATGCAACACAGGAACAGCTGACGCAACATTTGACATGCATTTAATACCTAGTGGTGATGCTTTAAATAATAAAGTAACAGCAGTAGTAAGAGATTTAACATTACCGGGTAAAGAAACATTTACTTTTGATTCAGAAAGAATTGTTTTAGAAGCGGGAGACAAGATTGTATTTGTTGCAAGTCCAGACATAGGATCAGCACTTACAGACTTAGCAGCAACAGTTAGTTATTTGGAAGTATAATGAGATTATTAAAAGCTCAATCAACAAACCTACGCAACATAGTAGGCAAAGGTGTAAAATACGATATCAACGATCAAGTAATACTTGAAAGTGATAATGTTGTTTTAGTTCCTAAAGGAACTACAGCACAACGACCAGCTACTCCAGTTAATGGACATGCAAGATACAACACCACAGATAATGAATTTGAGTTTTATCAAGATAGTGCTTGGAGAAAAGTAAGATACAAAGAACCTAACAGTGTAGGTATAATACAACAAAATTTAGGAAACGGTGATGCAAGCGAAATTATCTTTGGCCCATTAGCAAGTGGAGATTCAGATTATCCAGTTCCAGCATCAGCACAGAATGTACTAGTATTTGTTGAAAACGTATTCCAAATATCGTCAACTAACTACACTTTAGAACAAAACCCAACAACACCACAAGACGGAACAACAATTACAGCAGGTTCGTTTAGTGTTGGTTTAGACTATGTAATTGTAACCAGTGGTGACACTGACTATACTGCTATCGGAGCAGCAGACAATAACCCAGGAACTTTCTTTACAGCAAGTGGTGCCGGATCTGGTACAGGTACTGCTGGATTAAGATTTGCGGCAGGTTATTACTTACAATTTACATCAGCCCCAGACTTAGCAAAACCTATTACTGTACTACATAACTTCGACAAGTAAACCTATAAATACATAGTATAGGAGTTAACATGTCACAAGTCGGTAGAATTTCCGGACCATTATTACAAGCAAATTTAGAACGCAATGGCATCGACCTTGCTTTTAGAAATACTTCTGGCGCAACACAATTACTATACTTAGATGTATCAACAGGGCGTATTGGTGTCAATAAAAGTGTACCAATGTACGAACTTGATGTTGACTCAACTATACATACAACAAACATAATATCAAATGCTGCTGATATTGATTTATTACAAATTAGCACAAACAATATCAATAATTTAATTGGTGATATTAACATTAATGCACCAGAAATTATTAAAATTAGTACACTAGCTACTGATAATTTAAAAATTAATGATAATATTATTAGTAGTTACAATACAAATAGTAATATTGATTTAGTACCAAACGGAACCGGACGAGTAATTGTAGGAGCAGACGATAGTGCAGGCGATCTTGCGTTAAACGTCCAAGGCAATCTACATGCAACAGGTAATATTACATATGAAGGTAACATTACTTTTGGTGACAACATTAACGAAGATACTATAACATTTGATGCAGAGATAGATAGTGATATACTTCCAGATGGTAACAATACTAGACAACTAGGTTCATCAACTAAACGTTGGTTGTTAATGGAAGCACAATCGATTAACAATGAAATATTTAACGCAAACACTGTTAATGCAAATGGAGCAGTTCTTGTAAAACGTACAGGTAATATTTTTTATGTTGCCGAAAATGGCAGTGACACAAATGTTGGAGATCATCCAAGCGGCCCTTTCAAAACAATTAAACATGCACTAAGTGCAAGTGATGCAAGTACTGGTGGACCTGTAACAATATACGTTTATCCAGGAGGCTATGAGGAAGAACTTCCTTTAGTTGTTCCGCCAAACGTAAGTATAATAGGCGCAGATATGCGTAACTGTTTTATACGTCCAACAAGTGCTGATCTTGACAAAGATGTATTTCACCTAAACGGTGAGACAAGTGTACAAAATTTAACAATAACTGATTTTTATTATGACAGCGGAACAAATACAGGACATGCATTTAGATTTGCTCCTAATACTGTTGTAAGTACTAGAAGTCCTTATATTCAAAATGTAACAGTTATTACAAAGGGTACAACTACAAGTGCAAGCGACCCTAGAGGATTTGCTAGTGGTGATGCAGGTAAAGGCGCACTAATTGACGGAGCAAGTGTAAACAGTGCAAGTCAAGAAGCAAGTATGTTATTCCATAGTTGTACGTTTATAACACCAGGTGTTGATGCAATTACAATGACCAACGGTGTGCGTGTAGAGTGGCTCAATAGTTTTACATACTTTGCTAATAGAGGATTGTATGCTGTAAGAGGAACAACAGGACATTTAAGTACAGACGGATCAACAACACAGTTTGGTGCAGAAATACGTTCGATTGGTAGTGCAAACGTATATGGTAACTTTGGCGCAGTAGCAGACGGTGCAGATACACTAATGTATCTAATACAGCATAACTTTGCATACATTGGTTTAGGTAAATTTTTAGATAACGATAATAGTAGAATTATACAAACTCAAGAAGTTAATGAATTAAACTCAGGAAAAATATATTATCAATCAGTAGACCAATTAGGAAACTTTCGAGTTGGAGATAATTTCTTTATTGACCAAGAAGCAGGTGAAACAACACTAACGTTAACTGAAGCTCAAATTGATTCATTGTCTGGATTGAATATTACAACAGGCGGCAACACAACTATAGTAAACGGTGATTTTGTTGAGACAGGTAATCTTAGAATTGACGATAATCAACTATTATCAACTATTGGAAATGTAACAGTAAGTGCAGCAAACAACACAATAAATTTACTTAAAAATACTAATATTGCAAAAGATTTAAGTGTAGTTGGTAACCTTACATTTGATGGTAATTTAAACTTACTAGGTAATCAAACTACAGATATACTAAATTTAAATGTAAAATTTGACCAAGATATTAATCCACATACTGACGGAGTACTTAGTTTAGGATCACCTAGTAAACAATGGTTAAATGTTGAAGTTGATAGTACTTCGTATCTTGGTGATGTTTTATTTTCAAATAATATTGTATCAACATTTAACACAAATGCAGACTTAGAACTACGTGCAAGCGGTACAGGCGAAATTAGTGTTGCTAACAATAATGTTGAAGTTACAAATAATTTAGCTGTAAACGGAACAACTAATTTACAAAATTTAATTACTAACAGTTTTGTATTAGCAAATAATTTTAATATATCTACAAATTTTGCAACAAGCAATTTGACTGCTGAAAACTTAACTGTTGGGTCACAAGCACAGTTTGAAGAAATTAATATAGATGGTAATGTTATTACAACAACAAGTACAAATGCTGACTTAGAGCTACGTGCTAATAGTAGTGGCAGGATATTAATTCCTAATGAAGATTTAACAATATCAAATAATTTAGATGTTAAAGGTACGTGGTATGCAAGTGATATTAATTCAAGTACACAAATAACAGCAACACAGTTTGATAACAATACAATAAACGTTAATAATAATATAATAACAACTGACATATCACATGCAGACTTAGAACTCCGTGCAACCGGAGATGTAAAACTTAATGACAGTGTACAAGTAACAAATGATATTGAGATAACAGGTACTACTAATATTTTAAACAGTAGCATAACTGGAACAATAACACATATAGGTGCATCTAATCAAACTGGTAATAAAACAATAAACGGAAATACAACTGTTACAGGCGATTTAGAACTAGATCAATCTGTACAGTTTGAAGAAGTTTTATTTGATGATAATGTTATTACAACAACCTCAACAAATGCAGATTTAGAACTACGTGCAAGCGGAACAGGTAGTATAATTATTCCACAAGCCAATGTAAGCATTATAAAGGATTTATCTTTAGGTACATTAAACGCAGGCACAATAAACATCAACAATGAATTTGAACTTGAAAATATGGTTAGTTCAACTGATATTGAAATATTTGATAATGTTATTACAACTACAAATACT